TTATGTGGCGATTCCAGGTGTACCACAACAAAAAATAGATCCGACTTTTATAGCTTCAGTTTTTACTGGAGTTTTAGCTAGCTTCGGGATTCAGACAGCATCTAAGAAGGGTGATGGCACCATGAAGATGGATAAGAATGGTAATCCTGCTGGTGGACCACCACCTGTCACTGCTAGAGATATAGAAGCAATCATAGCGAAAGCTGGACCTACTCAAACTATTCGTATTGAGCAAGCACCTCTTAAAATAGTTGGTGTCTCAACCGAAGATGAAAAACCTTACAAACTATAGAATCATGCAAAAAATTGTTAACGTACTAGCACTAGTATCTTTCGTAGGTATAGTTGGTGTAGTTGGAGCTGGAGGATATGTTTTCCTTCAGAAGGATGCTATCATTAAAGATGTAACAGAGTCTGTATTGGGTGATGTGCTTGGTGATATGCCAGCGATCCCAGAAGTACCTGCTACAACAGGTGGAGTTGCAGCACCAGCAGGACTTGGTATTCCTAAGTAGTGGACATAAATGAGATTATGGTTAGGATGCGAGAGATTCAGAATCCTCGCATCAATATCATAGACAATACTAATATTACTACTAGGAATATCCCAAACACTCAGGTATCTGAAATAAGAAATCAGGATATCCGAAATGTTAATACTGGGGATATTAGAACTTATGAGATTAGGGATCCTGTTGTCACAGGTTTGACTGTACCTGTCACTGTGAGTGCAGGTAAACCTATTGTTAACATACCTGGTTGTGTTAAAGCACACAAGGATGGGGGCAGTAAGAATAAGAACCTCGTAGACGATGACCCTAAGGGTGTAATGACGTACTGTGATGGATCACAACCATCATTTAATGCTATGGATTACAATAGTGATGAGATAACATATGAGCAGAAGAAATATGAACCAAACCTCAAGATACCACCACCTGAGGTTCCAGAACCACCTGAGGTTCCACCGATAGAATGCTATGATCCACAGATCAAAGACCCTGTAACGGGTCAGTGTATTGATAAACCTACACAGAATACCGAACAAAAGGATGATGGTCCTTCGTTTGCAGAACAATATTTACCTGAGGTAAGTACGGTTACCACTACTGCAGCGATAGCAGTGGTCGCTACCTCATCAGCATTACTTGCTAAACCATTAGCAGATCTATTACTTAAGGTCATCAAACCTGCAGTCAAGCAGGCAATGACCAAAATCCAAAGACTACTGGGTAAGAATCCATATAAACCATCAAGGAATGAGATCATTGCTAACGTATACAGAGAGAAGAAAGGACTGCTACCACTAAAACCTCAGAAAAAGAAGAAGTAGGCATAAATTTTTGTGTATATGTATCAGCGTATACGGACCTAACTTGTATAAATAGTGGTAGAATTGGGACAACCAAGATGCATCCAAACCTCTAAATTATGAGGTCCACGTTGAGTAAAGGAGGAACCAAATGTACAGTCATCTATCATCAAATCAATTGGCAGAATGGAATCACAACATTGAGCAGACACCAATAGAAGACCCAATAGACGAATACTTTGAGTGCTTGATTGAGTGTGATGATAGTCAGTCCAGTTGTCGAAGACTCTGCGGAGATCTTCTAAAGTAAAATTCATTCATTTGCTTCGTCCCTCCTTGAGAGGGACTTTTTATTTTGCTAAATAGATTAGTTTGTCCAAAAATAATGACAGCCCTAATTGATCCAAAAGAATATTCCGACGTGGTTGACCTATTGAGGTCATTTTTTTTGTCTAAAAATTTTCTTGAGGTTCATACCCAAAATCGTTTAAGTATTCTTGCTGCTTGTGAAGACCCAGAAACCGTAGCAACCTATAATTACAATGGTCAAGTATGGCCACTGCCACAGACAGGTCAGATGTGGTTAGAATATGAATTACTATCCAACCCCAAAGCAGAGGGGTTTTTCTGTGTCTCAACGTCATACAGGGCAGAACCAGATCCTGTACCAGGAAGACATGAAGTTATCTTCCCCATGTTTGAGTTCGAGATGAAGGGAGGTGTTAAAGAACTCGAAGATATGGAGAAAGAATTGTGTGAATGGTTAGGTATACCATTAGACCAAGTGAATATTAAGACCTATAAGGATTGGGGTGACAAGTTTAATGCAAAAGAACTTGACCACGATCATGAGAAAAAGATTCGTCGAGGTATGATTACTGAGTTCCCTGAATGGACATCACCTTTCTGGAACATGGCAAGAAATTCTGACGATACCAGTAAGAAGATTGATGTTATCTTAGGTGGTAAAGAAACTATCGGTAGTGCTGAAAGGAGTACCGACAAGGATCAGATGAGAGAGACCTTCTATACTATATCAGATGGTAAGTATGCTCAACTTATTATTGATCTGTTTGGTAAGGAAAGAGTAGAGAAAGAACTAGAAGAGTTTCTTGAGTTCGACTTCTTCCCTAGGAGTGGAGGAGGTATAGGTATACAGCGTCTTATATCAGCCCTTAAGTAGGGCTTCTATGTGAGGTGACGAAACTGGTAAACGTGGCAAGCTGTTTCCTTGCTGTTCTGTTTTGGCGGGACTTGGTGGTTCGACTCCACCCCTCACAGTTATTTGTCTACAACTGGATTAGATATTGAGACTGGTTCGAATACGAAGTCTTCATTAGGACCTATGGTTTCTCTCTTGATGAGTGTTGCCTTTCCTTTATCATCATACTCAAAGACTGATACCTCTGTTGCTGATGTCTTTACTCGTACTGTCTTATTCTTAATGGTTTGATTACCATTTCCATCAACCTCATAGGTTGTTACTTCATCCTTATTGTCGTTAGCAGTTACCTGTGGGATACTATGTGAGTGATTTGGTAGTCCGTTCTGTGGTAAAGTAACCACAACGTCAGCACAAACACTAGCATATGGTGACTTCGGATGGAACTTTATACCAGCCTGCATAAGTTCACCACAATTTTTGAGACGAGCTATCTCAAAGTCTAGTCTTTTGTTGGCAAGTATTTGATTTTGTAGTGCTGTCTGTGTATTATATGCTCTCTTACAACCGTTCTGTAGTTGTCTATCTAAAGGTATTGATACCGTTGCACTTATACCTAAATTAAAATTCAGGTTGTCCTTCTGTCCAGTTCTAGTAGGAATGTAGTAGAGGATCTGACCTGGATCATCTGGGATCCCATCGTCATCATTGTCTGCATTGTTGTAGACAGGATCATCATAGTAATATTCCTTAGGATTCTGATGCGATAACGCATGTGTCACGAACGGTGTGATATTGAGGGTAGGTCCCTGACACGAGATCCCATTGCCATATGTGTTTGTAATATATGGACCTTGTAATACTTGTATTGCCTGGTTGGTGACTGAGCCCGAACTATTAGCTATCGGATTAGCAGTCGCACTAACACCTCCTACGTCTGCTGCATAGGTAGGTGAACATGTTAACGCTGCAATTACTGGGAGAAGATACTTGTTGTATCTGTTACGCTTGTTACGTTGGTGGTACGTTGGATTATTGTCTGATTGGATATACCTGGTCCCATGTATGTAGTCGTTAGTTGGAATGCCGCTCCTGGAGTCGTTATTGTGTAGTCTCCTAGGGTTGATAGATCCAGTTGAGATGTTGTCTGAGGCGTTGTGTCTGTGGCTGAACCAAGTACGTCTACTGAACCCGCTGTTACTGTTGCGTCGGGTAATAGACTTGATCCATTGTGTGAAATTCCTGTGCCCGTTACTGAATATTGCCATCCTGTATTATAGTCAATAGAGTTAATCGTCTCAGTCACTGTCGAGGTTGTCTCGGTGTGGCTCGTCATTGAGCCCTGGGTGAAGTTGGGGACCACGGGGACCGCCATCGCAGGTACAACACTTACAAGTGCAGTACCCACAGCAGTCACATATAGGGCAATCGTCTTCTTCATCACTATATATCACTATCTTACGGTGAGTTCAGATACGAATTGCGTTGTTAATGTAGTACCTGCACCACCAGCAGAAGGAGCAGCGTCACCAGTAGCAAATCCATGAGCACTAGTTACATTACCAGCCAAGTCTCCAGCAGATCCAGCAGCAGTAGAATACTGATTGGAGTATGCAGCAACAGCACCAGTAGAAGGTGCAGAACCTATAGCGTCCCCTGTAGTCAGACTAGTTGTGTAGCTGAATGCATTTCCAGCAGTCGTTTGTGTGGCATCTGGCACTACAAACGTAGCAACGCCTGTGTTACTTACGGCAGATATACCACCAAGACTTGCACCAGCAGATCCACCAGACGGTGTTACTGTTGTTGTGACATTATTTCCTGATATACTAAACGTATTTCCAGATCTGGTAACAGATGTCGCAGCTGCGTCCACAGTTAACGCAGAACTCGTAGTCATACGGTGGTGTATATCGGCTCTTGCAACAGAGCCACTCATCAAAATCATACCGAAAAGCAAGAATACTTTTCTCATGTGTTTATACCTAGGTGATTCTATTTAGCTGATTGAGACATGTTACAAATGTACTATTCGGAAAGCACTACCCCTAGTATCAGGCCGATATGCTATAAATATATGTGGTTGCCTTCGGGGACCACAAAACACAAACTCGCTTAGTAAAGGAGCATACCAAATGGGAAACCTAACACGTTATCGTGCGACAGATCTTCCACAGCTTATGGAAAAGATCAACAAGTATGGCATAGGACTAGATACATACTTTGATTCTTTCTTTAGTCAAGATCAAACGACAAACTACCCACCCTACAATTTGATTCATCTTAGTAATCATGAATCACGTTTGGAGGTCGCACTAGCAGGATTTAAAAAGGATGAAGTCAAAGTGTATACCGAGTATGGTAAACTCTTTGTAGAAGGTAAGGTAGCAGAGGCAAAGGAGGAGGAAGAGTATGCTTACAGAGGACTCTCTAAGAGGAACTTCAGTAGGTCATGGCAACTCTCTGAGGATGTAGAGATCAAGCATGTTGATTTCGAAGATGGACTACTGAATGTCTTACTTGGTAAGATAGTTCCTGAGCACCATGCAAGAAAAGACTATATGTGATAGTATACATATAGTAACTACATATCCAGAGTGAAGTTCGAAGATTATTACAAAGAATTTTGTGAGGTTTTTGGTCATCCACTCTGGATGCTGCCAATGATGTGTATAGGATTCTTCCTTATGGTAGAAGTCCTGCATACCAAGTACCATATGGATGGTACAAAGGATGCACATGGATTCTGTGGCAGGCAGGAATGGGTAAAAGAATTAATGGAGGATGAATGGTAGCACTACTTGAGTTATTAGAGGCAGGTCTAGTGTTCACAGCAGTTTCTATTGTTGCTGTGGCTGCTCCTGTTTCTATTCTTACTGATGCTGAACTACCTGACATTGCTCCATTGATAGAACAAGAACAACAAACACCTACGATGAAGGAGGATGACTGACTCACAATTTACAGAAGTACCTGGTACTGACGTATCAGATACTGCACCAGGACTAATTCCAGAAAATACTAATCCATTTCCAGGAGGTGATCCACTATCAGAGATTCATCAGCATTTGCACGATCTAAATCAAAAGGTAGATCATTTATTAAGGTCAAGGGTCGAACTGTTAGCTAAGGTAGATCATCTACTTGAGCATGCACATCAACCACTAGAGGGTCATATAACCCTGCATCCACCTGCTAAGGTTCCTGCAGGAGAAGATGATGAGTGGGATGGTGATCCTAACTGTGAGGATTGTATACCAGATCCCGATCTGATATAAGCCTATATAAAACACAACCGAAGAGACCTCAGGGTCTCTTTTTGTTTGGAGACAAAAATGAATATGTATGTTAATCTATGTCCAGCATACACTGAGAAGAGTGAGACTCTTACAGTGGACATTCCACCTGATCAGATGGATGAGTTTATGCAATATGTCCACATTCTATCTGAAGAGAAGAACATTAATGCCCGTCGAGCATTCACAGATTTAATTAAAGAATCGTATTACACACTAATGGAGAAAGATTATGAGCGTAAAGGTCGTAAGAATGCAAAACGGCGAGGACGTAATCGCTGACGTTAAGGAGATGCGTCAGAGTGAGGAAGGTCCTGCTATGGCATATAAATTGGAATTTCCATATGCTTTAACTATCAAACCTAATGGAACGTTACTGTTGGAACAAGAACAGTCACTTGATTTAGATGAGATTGACATAGAGTTTCAGACATATGTTCCATTGTCAAAGCACTCTTATATATTCATACCGATACCATCAGTGGCACTTATATATGAACCACATGATAACCTCCTATCAAAGTACAACGAACTGTTAGAATCCAATGCTCAAACTAATACTACTGAAGACGAACTGCCAACTACACCTGTTGGGACAGCTGACTGAGTTGGATGAAGAACCTAGTCTTCTCATAGAGCAATGTATGAAGGTGAATGATGATGGTTCATTAGAACCATACCCTAAGCATACAGACCAGAGAGATTTGTTCTTGACATCTGACCTACTCTTTACTATAATGGATCCATCTGCTACTATTGCAGATGCTTACAAGAAAGCGACTGGAGGTTGATGGATTTTTATACGGACGTTCTTCTCCTTGGCGATGATATACTCTATAGAGGGTATGAAGGCCAAGAACCTGTCCAGTACAGGGAGAAGGTTCGACCTACCTTATATTTTGTACCAGAGGATCAATCCAAAAAGTCAAAGTATAAGACTCTAGATGGACGTTATGCACACCCTAAGAAGTTCGATGGAGCTAGGGATGCTCGTAGTTTCATTGAGAAGTATGAGCATGTTGATGGTCTAGAGGTACATGGGTATGAACGGTTCGTGTATCAGTACATTGCTGAGAGATTCCCTGACGAGATCCGTTTTGATATGGATGCGATGAAGATCTTTACGATTGACATCGAAGTTGGATGTGATAATGGGTTCCCCTCTGTTGAGGAGTGCCGTGAGGAGGTGCTATGCATCACCATGAAGGATGTTGTCTCCAAGAAAATTGTTACTTGGGGTAGCAGGGAATTTAATGCTCCCGATAACGTAGAGTATCGGGTCTTTTGGACGGAGCAGGAGTTGTTAGAGGACTTCCATACGTGGTGGGTCAATAACACTCCCGATGTTATTACAGGTTGGAACTGTAATTTATATGACATCCCATACATCTGTCGTCGCATTGAGCGGGTGCTAGGTGAGAAGTGGAAGAAGTCCCTCTCACCATGGAATAGAGTAGTAGATAGAGAGGTAGTTATTAGGGGTCGTAAGCAACTGGCATATCAAATTGCTGGTGTTACGATCCTTGACTATCTTGATCTCTATCAGAAGTTTACTTATTCAGCACAAGCATCCTATCGACTTGATCATATTGCTAATGTGGAACTAGGACAACAGAAACTAGATCACAGTGAGTATGAGAACTTTAAAGCATTCTATACAAACGATTGGCAGAAGTTTGTAGAGTATAATATACTTGACGTGGAACTTGTTGACCGTTTGGAAGACAAGATGAAACTAATTGAGTTAGCATTAACCTTATCTTATGACGCTAAGGTTAATCTGTCTGATGTTTATAGTCAGGTACGTATGTGGGACACTCTCATATATAATGACTTGACGAAGAGAAACATTGTTGTTCCACCAAAGATAAGTAGTAAAAAAGATGACCAGTATGCAGGAGCTTATGTTAAAGAACCTAAACCAGGCATGTATGAATGGGTTGCGAGTTTTGATCTTAACTCCCTGTATCCTCATCTCATCATGCAGTACAACATCTCCCCAGAAACCCTCGTTGATAGAAGACATCCAACAGCCAGTGTTGATGGATTGCTTAGTAGAGAAGTCGGGATCACTGGAGATTACGCCGTGTGTGCCAATGGAGCCCAATACCGCAAGGACATTCACGGATTCCTACCAGAAATGATGCAACGGATCTACGAAGACCGTACGATCTATAAGAAAAAGATGCTTAAGGCTAAGCAAGACTATGAGCACACCCCCACAACAGAACTCCAAAAGGACATTGCTAGATATAATAATATCCAGATGGCCAGAAAGATCCAACTTAACTCTGCCTATGGTGCAATCGGTAACCAGTACTTCAGGTATTACAATCTTGCGAACGCTGAAGCCATCACCTTGTCAGGACAAGTCTCAATCCGATGGATAGAGAATAAAATAAACCAGTACATGAATAAGGTACTTAAAACTGAGGAACATGATTATGTTATTGCTTCTGATACCGATTCCATTTATTTGCATATGGGTCCTTTGGTTAAAGCTGTATTCGAGGGCAGAGAGAAAAGCAGTGAGAGCACTCTTAGGTTCCTTAAAAAGGTGTGTGATGTGGAACTTGATAAGTATATCCAAAATTCTTACCAAGAACTGGCTACCTATGTAAATGCTTATGATCAGAAGATGATCATGGCACGAGAGAATATTGCTGATAAGGGTATCTGGACTGCAAAGAAGAGGTACATCCTTAATGTATGGAATAGTGAGGGTGTTCAGTATGAGAAACCCAAACTAAAGATGATGGGTATAGAAGCAGTTAAGTCTTCTACACCTATGCCTTGTCGTTCAGCAATTAAAGAGGCACT